GATGCGCGAGAACCTGTCCGAATACACGGAGCCCGAATGGGGATTTCCCAAGGGACGGCGGATGCGCGGAGAGACAGACCTTGCGTGTGCGGTCCGTGAGTTCGGCGAAGAGACCAACATTCCCCGTGACGCGTACGTCGTGCTCCGAAACATCATTCTGGAAGAGACGTTCACGGGACTGAACAACATTCGGTATCGGCACGTCTACTTTGTGGCATTGTTGAAACACCCAGAAATGATCAACTTGACCCAGAAGTTTACTCCAATGCAGCGCCGAGAGATTTCGGGCATTGCATGGAAGTCGATTGATGGTGCAAGGGCGCTCATTCGTCCGCACCACATCGAGCGAATGGGAATGCTGGAACAATTGTGTTCTGCGATTGAGACATTTGAAAGTGATTAGACACGGTAGCCGGCAAGCACCAGCGTCAGACAATAGGAAACAACGGCGATGACGAAGATCCACCACCAGAGGGGGAAGATGGTGGCTTCTTTGTCTTGGGTCCCAAACGGACGAACACGGCCTTCGCGACCGAAGGCGATGCTCGGCTTGACGTACAAAAATGCAGACATCAAAAAGAGATAGATGGTAACCATCCAGACGCGACGATCGTCACGCTTCATTACTTCTTCCGGCGGATAGTTTTCCGACGCGGTTTGCGACGTTTGCCTCCGAAACGATTGAGCTCGATCTCAGGGTGAAGATTTGCTGGGTCAAGCGCATATTCGCCGGTATCCTCGTCACCTGAGATTGTCACAATGTACACTTCTTTATCTTTATCTTCGTCTTCGTCCTCAACAGTTTCACGTCGCACAAAGACCACCCTGTTTCCACGAAGAAACCCATCGGTAACTGTGAATTTTTGGCCTACAACAGGAAAGGACGTTACATCTGTTGGCGCGACAGACGGCGTAGACATGCTTGATGTATATCCAGGCTCTGCCGTCGGAACCTGAGAGAGAATGGTTTGGATTTCTGCCCACTCTGCCTTGCTCGTCGTTTTCAGTTCCTCAAGGATATCGCTCGCTTTCGCGGGGATACCTTCTGCTGCCTTTACAATCGCATCTGCAAAGGCTTGGCTGTTTGCAAGCCCACCTTCATTCCACCATTTAGCGCCAAGCTCATAGAGCGACTGGCTTTTTACGAACCCGGGCAGCGCCAGAAGAGCTGCGAGTTTGAGCTTGCGGTTGCCTCCGCGTCTCCGTCTCCGGGTCTGACGCTTCATTGTAGATATCGCTCAAAAAAGACGGCGGTCTAAGTAATGGCATACGCACTTCCCAACCGCAAAGCATTTGCGGACTCCATTACCCGGACCCTTCTGCGCTATCGCAAGAAGGTAGCCGATGAAGACGACGCAGATGTAGATTTGTGTGCAGGCGTTGGAACCGGCAACGTTCGCGAACTGCTTCCACACCAAAAGGTTGTTCGCGATTACCTTCTTGCTGAAACGCCCTATCGTGGACTTTTGCTCTACCACGGTCTCGGATCCGGAAAGACATGCTCGTCCATCGCAGTCGCCGAATCGCTTCTCACGACCAAGAAGGTCTTTGTCATGCTTCCGGCCTCTCTCGAATCCAACTACAAGGTGGAGCTTCGCAAGTGCGGGGATCCGCTGTACATGTACGACCAGCACTGGCGTCAGCAGACGCTGGACGACGAGACCCGCGCGATGGCAAAGAAGCTCTCCATCTCTGACGGATTTTTGGATCGCAACCGGACGTTCTTCACCACCGTTCCCGGGGAAGAGGCAAACTTTGACAAGCTCCCCAAGACGGCGCAAGACATCATTGCCAAGCAGATTGACGACATCATTGATCAGAGGTTCACCTTCATTCGCTACAATGGATTATCCTCTGCAAATATAGGCAAATATGTCCCTGAGGATGGTTCTAACCCGTATTCGGACAGCGTTGTTATCATTGACGAGGTCCATAACTTTATAGGCAACGTCACCAACGCGTCTGACATCCGAAAGAAGCTCTACGATGTTATCTACACCGCAACGAACTGCAAGGTGGTTGCGCTCTCCGGCACGCCCGTCATCAACCGAGCTCACGAAATCGCGTTCCTCATGAACCTTCTGCGTGGACCGATTGAGCGCATCACAATTCCCGTGAAGTCCATTCCGACGTGGGATGAAGAGAAGATGACCTCGGTGTTTCGCAACCTCCCCGATGTGGACACGATTGAGTACAACGCTGTCAAGAAGTATGTGCTTCTCACTCGCAATCCGCCTCAGTTCCGCAGTGTCTACAACGAGAAGGGCGATCGCATTGCCGTGCAGTACGCAAAAGACTTGCCGTTCCAGCCCGTGGCGTCGGACTGGGTCGCGACATGGAAGACAAAGGTAGAGACAGATCTCGGAGGTGCTGAGTTTGCCACCGAGCGTGTGTCCACGGAGATGTTGGAGTGCCTTCCGACCGAGTACGAAGCCTTCGCATCTCTGTTCTTGGACGGTCTGAACATCAAGAACGCGATGCTGTTTCAGCGCCGTATTCAGGGGCTTGTTTCCTATTTCAAGGGAGCCGATGAGCGCATGCTGCCTCGTCGTGTCGACGACAACAAGATGCTGGAAGAAGTTCCGATGTCCGATGAGATGTTCAACCGGTATCTCGCAATCCGCTTCGAAGAAATCAAGCGTGATGCGCGTCGCAGCTTGAACCCCTCCAAGGCAGGAGAGGACGAGATGAAGACCTTCCGCGTCAATTCTCGCTTGGCGTGCAACTATGCGATCCCTCCCGAGTTGCGAAAGGGAGACACGGAGGCCGGAAATGAAGAGGCGGCTCCACTCAAAGAGGACATTCTTGCAGCTCTGAAGGCAAGTCCAGATCGCTACCTGACAGCAAAAGCACTGGAGGTCTACAGCCCCAAGATGGCGCGCATGCTGAAGAATATGCAAGAGACCCTTGGAGATGCGGAGCCTCGCAACACGCAGTTACTCTATTCCAACTTCCGCAGTTTGGAGGGGTTGGGTGTTTTCGGAGCCGTTCTGGAGACCAACGGATGGCAGCAATACAAGATCGTCAAGGAAGCCAATCAGTGGATTGAGGATCCCAGTCTGGATGCGGACAAACCGGCCTTTGCGTTCTTCACGGGCGAGGAGAAGATGGAAGAACGTGAGCTGATGCGCCAGATTTTCAATGCGCGGTATTCAGACAACTTCCCCGCAAGTCTGAAGCAGTCGGTGGAAGCCTCCCCGAAGAAGAAGCTGTGCCTGCTCATGATTTCGGCTGCGGGCGCGGAAGGAATTACGCTTCTGAACGTTCGTCACGTTCACCTGATGGAGCCCCATTGGAACCCCGCGCGTCACGATCAGGTCATCGGTCGTGCGATCCGTATTTGTTCCCATGCGACACTGCCTGTGGAGCAGCGGACAGTCAGAGTGTCGTTCTATTTGAGTACGTTCACGGAGAGCCAGGCAAAGTCAACGGAGGGTGCGAACAACGTGGTCATGGTGCGTCGGACAGACATGAACACAATGCGCTACAAGGGAACCGACCCGACGGAAGTCTTTATGACCACCGACGAATACCTATATGAAACGTGCTACGAAAAAGAGAAGGTGAATGCGAAGCTCGGGCATCTTCTGAAGCAGGCGGCTGTCGATTGCGAAGTCCATCGCAAGCTTCACCGCCGCGAGACGCCTGTCATCTCGTGTATGCGCTTTGACAGCACCGTGACAGGAGAAGACCTTGCGTTCAAGCCGAATATCAAGCAGGATGACTTGGACAGCACCTATCTGCGCAACATGCAACGCAAGAAGCGTCGGGTTCAGAAGGTGTCAATCAAGGGAATGCTGTTCATTATTGATCCGGACACGAAAGAGGTGTTTGACGGTCCGGCGTTTGAGGATGATCATCGGTTGTTGCGAATGGGACTTATGACTTCACCAACGCAAATCCAGTGGCAACCTGATCTCCGGCTTGGAGAGTAAGAATATCCTCCAGCAGCCCATCACAGACGCCCGACCAAGTCTTGAAGCTGTGCTTTGTCACGGCCTCCTTGTACTTGGGAAGGTTCTCTGCCATGTTGATCATTGCGTTGCAGACGGCCTGGGTCGACACGCGAGCAGCCCAGGCTCCAAGCGGCATTCCACCTGCAAAGTACGAGCGATCTTCAACCGGAATAAACATCGCAACATCCTCGTTCAAGAAGGCGCGATAGCTGCCAACATCCGTCACGACTTGCGGGGCTCCTGTATACAGGTGCTCCAGCTGGCAAAGTCCAAACCCCTCTCCGTCCGCAGTGTTGATGCCAATGTCCGCTGCATTGTAGATCTGGTTGATGGCCTCGTCTCCGATGACATTCGGAGGCGATGTATCCACAAGCATCAGGCGGTTGACGTACGATGCAATCGGGAGACCGGCACGCTCCAACTCGAGCATATAGATCCGCTGAATGTCGTAGTGGGCTCCCGACTGGGGATTGATGCCTGTCGCAAGAATGAGATAGATAGGAAGATCAGGGCGACTGGCAAGTGCGCGTGCAAATCCGGCGACCGTAAGATCCAGACGCTTGCGCTCGCTGTTGCGGTTCGCATTCAGAAAGACGATGGAGTCCTCGGGGATGTTCATGCCCGACCGAATAGACTTGCGATTGCTGATTGAAAGACGACTGAAAAGGGTCTGATCAACTGCGTGCTCCAGAACACGAACATCCTTGAACGGTGCATATCCGAGGAGCTTCGTCCTCCAGCTGTCGGTAAACGTATAGATGCGATCGGCATGGGTGCGAAGCTTGTCAATCAGAGGCTGGGCAATTCCATCGTAGACCTGATCCAGATACGTCCAAAGCTTGTATGGGCTCTTTCCAGGCTCGTGCTTCATGGCCTCAATGAAGTTGTAGATAATTGCAGCGTCATTGTAGATCATCACGACATCGGGATTGACCATCTCCATGTACTCGCGGATCTTGTTGAACCCAAATCCGGCCTCCTGGGGGTCTTCGTTCGCAGCCGCATCATACGAGACAATGCCGTCGGGATACTTGCGGAGATTGGACTTCGCGGGGTGGCGCTGAAATCCAAAATGATAGACCTTGATCTTCGGGGACAAGGTTGCGAGCTGCCGAAGAAGGTTGTAGGCCACCTTCGAGTAGCCCGTTGTCTGATCAATGTGCGTGCTTACGAGAACAAATCGCATCTTGGGGAGAAGACGATTCTCTCACGTAAACCACAAAGATGCAGGTCAATTCTGCGCAGGATTATTTGACAAAGTACAAGCGCCGTGTGATTGCCAAGAGCTATTACACGACACCGCCCGAGCAGAAGGACAAGACGAACAGCGTCTATCTCAGCTCAGTTGCGAATGGTGCGACCCAGCGGGAGCGGTTTATCGTCCCCGCCGTCTCTGGATGGGGGAGCGTCCCGGGAACTGCAACGTATTCCAGCGATTGCACGGGGTGTGCCGTGCCCACCACTGCGCCCGGAACCTTCTCCA